TTAGGAATGAAAGAATTCCCGGTGTAACCAAAATCAACTTAACTCTCTCAGTCTCCGAGCTCAAGGTGGTGTCTCAAAAAGTTTTCCACCAAGAGGTAAGAAACCTACAGGTTAAGTGAACAGCCACTAGATGTCAAGCTAGTGGAGGGCGTCTTTTAAAGACATACGCCCCAGGTCGTTAGGAAACCCACTACTGCCCCGGGTCAAGGGGCATACTGGGCTGATAAAACATTGGTGGTAAACCATTGAAATAAAACAAATTGAAGTCTTCTCCAGCTGATACGAATAATCTTACAAAAGAATCATCGCCATCAGAGCGCGACTGAGGAATCACACCCTGAACGACAAAACTCGGTTGTTCAACAAGTCGATCATAGCCGGCCTCCAACCATGTAGGATAAAACCTATACGGTGAGTAAAAAGGTACTTCTGCGGAGATCAATGGATTTACATTTGAGTTTCCAACAAATAAACCATTTAGTGCTGTACCTTGTTCAGCTTGCAACAAAGACACTGCTATGTTGTGTAGCGGATCAAGTGGATCACGCAACTGCTGAGTCTTATTAGTTCGTGAAGAGACTGCAGTTCGAGACACAAGCACAGAAACTGAATTGTATCTGTCATCACCACCAGCAACGTGTAAAGTTGAGGTATCAACAGTCCAACGAATGGAACCGCGCCAACCTGCAAACATTTGAGATACATAGTTGAGGTAAGATGTGGAAACAGGCAAATATTTTTGACCATTTGAATACGTTAACACTTGAGAGTTTGCGAACACATTTTCTGAATCAGGGAGTCGACCTCCTAATCCAGGCATTGCTGTTCTCGTAATCAGAAAACTCGCTGTCTCTTGTAGTTCTTGAATTGGTACCACCTCAGATAAAACAGTTCGTTTAAGCATCTGACGAAATGAGCCAATCACTTCGCCGAAAAACAATTTTGTTGTATCTGGTGTGTCTATCAATGCATCCGCCATTGTATCTATGGTCGGGGGATCCACGACGGGATTGTCACAACAATCCATGTCTTGCATCGGGTCCCCGTCTGCCATTTCTGGGATACCCATTTCTGGTAAATTTCTCTGAGGATTAGAAGCATTTCGAAAGCGCCAAGCAGATATCCTACTATTTGGTTGCGCAACTTCAAAATCATCTAACATTGACACAAACACATTCACTTGAATATCTGAAACCACTGTGCCAGGCACTGAAAGTTCATTCAGGACATAAACACTTATCGTGCCATTTGTCCGATCAACATTGCGAGGCAAAGGAGTGGTATTTGTAGTAAATGGATTAGATGATGACAAGGGTTCCTGGTATGGTAAATGCTGAGCCCATCCCACATCCACTGTAAAATCCTTTTCATTTGAAATGTCATGAATTGTCGTATAATGTGTGTTGTACTCAGGTCTCAAAGAACCACCTGTTGGGTCGTACACAATGCGAATTCTTCCTTTATGATAAGCAGAGGAAACAATCTGAAATCGAAATCTCATTGATCCTCTCCAATATGCAAAAGGGAGAACTGCCGCTGCACATGCCGTAAAGTGATGCTCATCGCCATTCGTCACTACCATAAAGGGGTCCACGTAACATTGGAAAAGCATATCTTCCGGATCTCTTGCTATAGTCCAATCAAAAGTAGTGAGATATGATTCTCGACCAGCTATTGATGCTATAGGCAATTCGTCCATACTTGCTATCCCCGTTGTAGCGGGGTCCAAAGTTACTTCTTGCTTGCTATCGACAGATAATTTGTTAGTTGGGTATTTTGTGTCTACTACTGCCATAGAGCTACGAGGTAATGGCGTCATTAATGAATAATCCAAATTGGTAGGTGCCGAATAACCAAAAATCTTAGCGACCGAAGCAATAGCTCCAGCACCAATTTCCGTGGCCTTGGCAAAAGGACCAATCCAGGGTACATTACTTAACGCCCCAGCGTATCTTGCTATCGTACTAGCAGGACGAGAGATGACATCTTCGTTATGTTCATCCGCCATTTCTGGGAACCCCATTTGAGGTTCCGCAGCTGTTGGAATCGCGAAGGAAACATTCTCCGCCCAGGCAAGCACAGATATTGTCAACGAATCTGTACCTCCATTGGCATGTTGAAGGTTGTTGATACTTTGCAGAACGCAATCTCCCATATCATCCCATCCATTGTCAGGTATAACGATGGCATTAGCAGGATTAAAGAAAGGAAGTGTTAAACTTCCCCCTTGACTCTCTGTAGGATTAATGTAGATATGCATTCTCTGCGAAGATCGCACAACATCTTGAATCACGTACGCATCGTTGCGCACTTGCTTGTTGTAAGCAGTGTTGTCAG